CTGCCATACAATCCTGTGCAGCATGCCATCCTTCGTGGCGCATAACCGTCATAAGGATGTGAGGACGACGCATAAATCTTTTGTTAAGGAAAAAGTTATTACCTACAGTATGATATACTCCACGATGACCAACAGGAAAATATTTCTCATCTGCTAAAAACACCTTAACTCCGGCCTGATTAGAAGCCACGAGCATTCTGTGGAACTCATCAGTAACAACACTGAAATCACTGCCAGGATAATGAGCAGCAATATCACCAATACTGAATACTTCTTCGACTCCATCAGTACATTCCTGCAGAAGCATACATCCCATAGAATGACTGGTAAAGTATTCATTATCCTTAAGTGGATCTGCAAGAACAGGGACAGTTAATGCTGCAGATGCTAATAAACTAGCAATAATTTTTTTCATTCATCATCTCCAATGTATTCGAGTGAAATAATTTCTTGTTCAGGACCATTAGGGTTTAACCACTCAGAAAATTCTTCGTGGATACAGTATGCATCTTCTATACCATCAAGAAAGGTTTCTTTAGTAGAATCCCCACAGAAATGATGCATTCGGTCAATTGCCCAATCACAAGTCTGTTTTAAGGTTTCCTCTAAAGTTACCATAGTCTTTTCGCATATAGCGTCCTAGAATGTTACTATTATAGTATGCAGGAGACCCATCGTCAAGAGCTTCACTTAAGACGTTATTTAAGAATAACTGCTTGGTCTCTTCAAAATTGCAAGTTCCTTTAGTTATATGTAGACTTAATATTTCTCTACTGAAGAACTCTTTGCCATACTTTTTTATATCTTCTTTTAACTCTGGACAAGAACCATAATACTTCTTCCAATCAGATTCTTGTTTTACCTTTCTCTTTTTTCCAGGAGGTTTTCGAAACGACCAAAAATACTTTCGCCCAATGTACTGTCGTTGGTTGGACTTATTGGTAATGAGATACACAAACCCAAAGTTATCCCCAACATCATCGGTATCAAAAATTCTCTCATCATATCTCCAAGGGTTATCATAACTCATATAATATAATCTTATGAGCTATTATTTATCTTCAACCGGGACAAACCTAGTCTACATAAAAAAAGCACCCTTGTCAATAGGGTGCTTAATATTATTTTGTTTTCCTAATCAGGAAGCGGATTCAACAATCTCTTGGACGTGATCTGCTTCCAGGCGGAGCATAATGTAATGTGCCTCTTCTACGCTCTCTGCGTGACCTTCAGAGATGAGATAGTCAAGAACGATATCATATGATTCTTTCTTAGTATCCTCACCCTTCTTAACGGCAGTTACACCCGACAGTGCTTTATCAAGTCTTGATTGCTTTTTCTCACTAGACTTTACTGCATTGCTTGCGGCAGATGCCTTAGGTTTTGGATCAGGCAATCCTGCCTTCATATCCTTCATTAAAGGATTTGTAGTTTGATTAGTTCCTCTGGTGCGATCCCTTTCTGCCTGACGTGCAGCAAGTTTTGGATTTGCTTTTGCCCATGAAGCCATATCCTTCTTCTTATCACCTGTTTGTGCAGCAGGTTTAGGTGCAGCAGGTTTAGGTGCTGCAGGTCTTGAAGCAACAGCGTTGCCCCTTGGTTGTGTTGGTGATGCTCCTGCAGATGGTGCAGATGATCGTCCTGGATCTTTATCACTTTTCGGCGGTGCTGATTTATCTCCTCCAGAAGTCCCTCTTCCAAGTGCAAAACCAACAGCACCAGGAATCACTGCTTGAGCAATTCTTCCGATAGGAGTCTTTTTAACAGCACCTTGGATGGCACCACCAACTTTAGCGACACCTGACTTCAGTTTTTTAAGTCCTGCAGTTGCTGCACCCTTGAGTTTAGAAAGACCTGCTCTGACAACCGAACTTGCTCTAGGACCCTGCTTGGCGACTCTAGATGCTGCTCTTCCAGCACCCTGGAGACCCTGACCAATTCTGCTCAGAGGAGCAAGTCCTTTAGCACCTTTAGCAAACTTTGCTGCTTTAAGTCCAGAACCAAGAATTTTCAGAGCACCACCAACAAACTCATCAAGTTGTTCTACCTGCTCATTAACATACTCTTCAGAGATTGTGCTCTCTGTAATTAAATCTTCGTTAAAGTCACCGAACCTTTCAAGGATTTCTTCGTCTGCTGCTGTTGAGAGAAAACCTAAAATACCTGATGCGGAATATCCCTCGTGGAGCATCGATGATGCAATAGTTGCATACACATCTCCCGCAAAGTTATCAATCTCTTCTATCGTTTCAGAGTCTGTTTCTTCATGAATAGAAGAATAAATGTTGTATACATCTTCAATGATGTAATGTGACTTAGACATTTTTCTAATAATACTATCTATTATGATAGTATTTATCAAATCACATCCTTGCTCTTGCTAAAGTATCATTCTTTGCTTTTGCTCTGAGTGCAGCAAGATCTGATGTCTTATTACCAGCAGCGGTCATTTGAGGTTTAACTGCAGGTTTGACTGACATTGAAGTATTAACTTTGTTCCCACTGTTCATCGGTTTTACACTCGCCAAAGCACTATCAAGTCTTGAAGATCCTGTCGCTTTGACACCTTGCTTGAGGTTACTCAACGAACCACTAGTTTGAGGTTTGAGTGACATTGAAGTATTCACTCCCTTCATTGTACCCGACGCACCTGGAATCTTACCTGCATTTCCACTCATAGCAACACCTGTTTTAAGGTTACTGATGTTTCCTGCTGCTCTAGTAGAACCAACGTTGCCAGCAGTGGCGGCAGCTGATGATCCGGCAGTAGTTGCTGGTTTCGCTGATGGAATCTTACCTCCAGCAGCAGTATATCTTGCTTTTTCTGCGTCACTAAAGTTTCCTGCAGTAAACTTACCAGTTGCTTTATCTAACCTACCTTGTACGCCACCCTTAAGTGCCAGAACAGTGCTGTTCCTTGGTTTTGTTGCTGCAGGTGTGGATCTTGTTCCTGTTCCTGTAGATGTTCCTGTAGATGTTGCTGCAGGTGTTGGAGGTTTGTAACCTGGTTGTCCCTTACTCTTATCACCAGTCAGTCCCATCTGATCAGTCGCAAAGTTGATGAATGCTGGTGCTGTTGCAGCAAGACCACCTACACCTGGAATAGCTGACAACGCTGCACCAGTTCCCTGAATTAATCCACCACCCCAATCACCTTTTTTAAATCTATCAACTGCGTCCATACCATATAGGGCAGTTCCAAGACCAGGCATCAATCTTCCGGTCATCCTGCCGACTGGTGATTTCGCTATCGCTCCGCCAGCTGCTTTCAGCTGCGCTATAGGATTTTCTGTAATAAGACCTTCTTCTACAAGGTGCTCATAAAAGTAATATGATGCAGAGATTTGTTCTTCGGTATATCCACTTTCAAGAAGATCCTGATACACTTCTTCTACAAGAGTTGTTACTACTTCGTTGGATTCAGTGACAAACTGACTATAGGATTTCATTTCTTATACAAATACTTTTTAGGTATTTATAAGAATCAAAATCCAGTTTGTTTGTTATCCAATTCATCCGCCAAATCTTCAAATGCTTGATACGCATCATAGTCACCAAAAAGGAAGGCATCCGACTTGGCTGCCTCCCGATATGATTGATATGATCTAGAGACTAAATCCTGCAAAGGTGGTTTCGGTAACATCTTGCTTAATTCCTCCGATAAGGTAGGATTCGACTTCAGTTTCCTGCGGAGCAACTTGGAGACCTTTCGACGAAATCCAATGTTCCGTCCAGGGGAGTGGGTTATTCTTTGCGGGTACGTCATAGATCGGTTTGAGTCCAATTGCTTTCATTCTGCGATTGGCAATCCATTCGACATACTGCTGAAGCAGTTTATCGTTCAAACCAATCATAGAACCATCTTTGAACAGATACTCTGCCCAAAGTTTTTCTTCGTTCACAGTCTTCTCAAACATAGAGTACAACCAACGTTGCTCTTCCTTGAAGATCTGTGCCATATCAGGATCATCACCTTCTCTCCACTTTTTCAATATGTTTTGAGTGATCGCAAGATGCAGATTTTCATCGCGAGCGATAAGTGAGATGATCTTAGCGGATCCTTCCATAAGTTTAAGTTCACCAAATGCAAAACTGCAAGCGAAACTAACATAGAATCGGATACCCTCTAAAATGTTGACATTGGCAATTGCTCTAAAGAGTTTGCGCTTTAATTCATATCTTGATTCTTGTGCATATGGAACTTCTTCTAATGCGTGTTGCCAATCATTACTACTATCATATTGGTGTGCTGCATTAATAAAATCATTATATGCTTCTGTCACACTCATTGCACGTTCAACAATGCGATCATCAGTCAGAATGTGGTCAAATACATCTGAAGGATCTGCATAAACATTTTTGATGATATGTGTATAGGAACGACTATGAATCATTTCCATGAATCCCCAGACCTCCATGCATGCCTCTAATTCAGGTAGAGAGCAGTATGGAATAAATGCCATTCCGGGTCCACGACCCTGAACGGAATCCAGCATAATCTGATACTTCAGATTGGAAGTGAAAATGTGCTTCTGTTCAGGACGAAGAGTTTGATAATCTGCACGGTCTTTTTGAAGGGATACTTCCTCAGGTCTCCAGAAATATCCTAATTGTTGCGTTGTGAGTTTGTCAAAGATTGGATACTTATATGAATCATATCTCTGAATACCTAATGGTTGCCCAAAGAACATTGGTTGTTTTTTAGTATCAACCACGTCCGAATTAAAAACGGTCATTGCATCGACCATTGGTTTTTCCTCATTGTTTGTCTTAAATTTTACAAGACTCACAGTCTTCCTCCTCGGCGTTTTCTAATTGAGAAACTAAACTATCAAGAGACTCTGTAGATTCCTCTACTTCATCATTTTTATTGTCGTAAGTGTTCTGATAATAACTGGTCTTCCAACCGTACTTATATGTAGTTAAAAGGTCTTGTGCCATTACACTAACAGGAACTTCAGAGTTTTCGTAATGTTCTGGATTATAGGACCAGTTCCCAGAAATTGCTTGGTCAAAGAACTTCTGCATCACTGCAACAATATTAATATATCCAGTATTACCAGG